GGATAAAGACGGAAACCTGTTATTTACTCTCAAAGTGTTTGACGCTAACTGTTGCACGATGAGCATCACCAATTCTCTACTGTTGGACAGTGGCAATCTGGAAGAAACCTTGGACGCCGTGCGCCGTGGCGTAAAGTTGTTGGGGATTGAACAATGAGCACTACGGCCACCAAAACCTTTACCCCTTTTCAATGGAAGAAAGATCCAAGACCCAGCATATTTTTAATAGACCCGCATTTCAGAAGCCGCTTCAAAGCAGGGCTGATCGACGATGACGATGGCCTTAAGTACAAGCAGTTTGGTACTAACCATTTGTCACCCATTCCTTTAGCAAAAAAACTAACAAACAACGATGACCAAAATTGACATTAACAAAATCCGCATTGATGGCGGTACACAATCTCGTAAACAGGTTTACGAAGACACTGTTAAAAATTACACCGAGCTGCTATTGGAAGGCGTGATCTTCACTGGGGTCACAGTTTTTAATGACGGCAAGAATATCTGGCTGGGTGATGGCTTCCACCGTTATCACGCTCACAATCGAGCTGGTCACAAGACTATTGAATGCAATGTCATAACCGGAACCAAGCGTGATGCTTGGATATTTTCTCGCAGTGCGAACGCCGACCATGGGTTGCAACGTACCAACGAAGAGAAGCGCGACATTGTTATTTCAGTGTTGCAGGACATTGAGTATGCAGACGCAACAGACCGTGAGATAGCCAAGATTTGCAGAGTATCGGCAATGACCGTTGGCCGTGTACGCAAGGCTTTGGAATTAAACAAGAAGCAGGATCTTCCGCCACCGCCAGCAGCCAAGCCTAGCATCAAGCCAACCGAATCTGAAGCGCCACAGGACCACTCTGAGGATGACAAGATAGAGGAGATGAAGTCCGAGATGCAGTTTATCGCAGAAGAGAACGCCAATTTGAAAGACAAACTTGCCGTCATGAACATGAACGTTAATGACGAAGCTCAAGTTCAAGTGGCAATGACCATTGAAGAGTTGCGTGCCCAAGTAAAGGACTTGGAGATACAGCTCAAAGCAGTAACCATGTCTCGCAATGACTTTCAGAACAAATTTGCTGAAGCGATTAAGCAGGTGAACTACTGGAAGAAACGAGCTGAGAAAGCTGGGAAGTAATTAACGCGAAGCTGGGCGCTTTCCCAGCAGGAGATTCAAATGCTTTCATTGCGTCCCCACCAATCTGAAGTGGTGGAAAAGATTACCCAAGGTTTTGCGGATGGGCACCGCTGCCAGTTGCTGTATGCACCGACTGGTTTTGGCAAGACTGAGGTAGCCATGGCTATCATGAAAGAAGTCTCGCGCAATTTCAAGAAGACGGCCATGGTCTTGGACCGGATCGTTTTGGTAGATCAAACCAGCGCCAGACTGTCACGCTACCACATAGACCATGGCGTCATGATGGCAGGGCACTGGAGGTACAGGCCGCACGAGCGTATTCAGGTTTGCAGCGCAGCCACACTGGAGAGGCGCAAACAAACTTTGGACATCGAGCTGCTCATCATTGATGAATGCCACATCAACCGCAAAAGCACAATCGAGTTGATCAAAGCCAACCCTCAAATGAAGGTGATTGGCTTGACGGCCACACCCTTCACGAAAGGGTTAGGTGATCTGTACACACATGTGGTCGGTGCCAAATCTACGGGAGCATTGATTGAGGATGGTTGGCTGACACCTCTGAGGATCTTTATTGCCAAAGAGATTGATATGACGGGGGCCAAGAAGGTAGCCGGCGAGTGGGCGCAAGACGAGGTAAGCGAACGCGGCATGAAGATCACAGGCGACATTGTGGCCGAGTGGATCAAGCAGACCAACCGGATCTTTGGCAAGCCCGTAAAGACGGTGGTGTTCTCTGCTGGGGTAGCGCACGGTCAGGACTTAGCGCGTCAGTTCAAAGAGCAGGGCTACAACTTTGTGTCCATCTCTTACAGGGAGGATGATGAATACAAGCGTTCAATGATCGAGGATTTTGCCAAGCCAGACACTGAGATACACGGGTTGATTGCCACCGACATTCTTACGCGAGGGTTTGATGTCCCCGATGTGATGATTGGCGTATCGGCTAGGCCATTCTCAAAGTCATTTAGCTCGCACGTCCAGCAGATGGGGCGAATAATGCGTCCGTTTGAGGGCAAGAAGTACGGTGTTTGGCTTGATCATTCAGGTAACTACCTACGTTTCAGGGCAGATTGGGAGAAGCTTTTTACAGAAGGAGTGACGGAACTCACCAAAGATGGCGAGAAAGCCAAGAAAGAGCCAGATGAAAAGGAGAAGAAAGAATCCAAATGTCCAGTGTGCGAAGCTTTGTGGACGTTTAGCAGCAATATCTGTGGGTCGTGTGGTTATATAAAGCCGATAAAGAGTGTGGCTTCGGTGGCTGGAGAGCTGCACGAGCTTGCCGGGGAGGGCGATAGAATGCGTGCCGAGCAGCAGTCGTTCTATTCTGAATTGTTGTTTTACGCAAGGTCGCGTGACTTCAAAGAAGGTTGGGCAGCGCACAAATACAAAGAGAAATTTGGCGTTTTTCCACGAAACTTGAGTTCAAGCTCTTTACAAATTACAAACAAAACATTGAGCTGGATCAGGTCGCGCAACATAGCGTGGGCCAAATCCAAGAGGGCATAAGAATGAATTTTGAACAGTTTGCAGAAATGCACGGGTTACTCATTCGTAGCCTGATGCTGGACAAATGGGTGCGTGTTCCGACCTTGGATCACCCCAAGAAAATGAACGGTGCGTACATCTTTGACGGCCAGTCTGGTGCCATAATCAATTTTGCCATGCACGAAAAGCATATTATTTTCAAGTCAGATGAACCGTACAGGCCAGACCCACAGATGAGGGCCAAGCGCGAGCAGGCAGAAAAAGAGCGTCATGCCAGACAACAACAAGCCGCCGGTAGGGCTGTTGGCATTGTCAAATCTGCGGTGCGCGGCCACCATCCGTATCTTGACCGGAAAGGATTCCCGGAACAGGAAGGTATTGTTTGGCTTGGCAGTCTGGTCCTGCCGATGCGCATTAAAGACAAAATAGTTGGCTGCCAGTTAATAGGTCCAGATGGCACAAAGCGTTTTCTGGCCGGCCAAATCACCAAAAGCGCCAGTCTGGTGATTGACAACAAGGGACCGGATGTGTTGGTGGAGGGGTTTGCTACGGGCCTGTCGGTGCGTCGTGCGCTCAAATCTGTGCGGCAGCGGTATCGGATTCACGTTTGTTTTTCGGCAGGGAATATGCTTGAGATAGCCAAAGGGATGCAAGACCCGTTGGTGGTCGCCGATAACGATGTCAGTGGAGTAGGCCAAGGTGCAGCCAAAAAAATATCCTCACGCATCTGGCTAGGCCAATTGGGGGAGGATTTTAATGATGCCGAGATACGCATGGGTACCTCGGCAGCTGCGGATTTACTTCGTCAATTCTTCTGAAGGCCAGTCGTGAAACTTGACGAACAGGTCGCCAAAGGCTTGGACTAGCCTTCCTGCATTGGTAGAGTCTGCGCGGAAGAATGCTTGTGCAATGGCACTGGCAAAGCTTCCGCCGATTTTCTCCATGGTTCTCGCAGATTTAAATAGTTGGTCGTAGGTCAAGTCGGTGGCATTCATACAAACTCCTTTGGTATTTCAATTTGGTCATTCCATTTGTAAACAACGTAGCAGCGCATGGCGGCCATCAAGGGTGTATCCCCACTGCAAGGTGCGTGCGTGCCTACCATTGCCCACCACCCCCGCCCAGCTCGCGAAAGTTCAATGCCCTCGCGTTCAATTAAGGGACCGCCCTGTGCCCAGTCAGTCGATGGGTGATAGTCTTCTATGGCCAAGTTGCTGCGGCCATGGCTATAAGCCACAGCGTAGTCCAAGGCTTGACCTTGCAGCTCGCGTGTGTTAACTCGCATTTGTTGCTCCTTTGCGGCACTCGTCCATCCAAGCAAATAGCGCGGCCTTTGCTTCGGACCTGCTCATGTCAAATGTATCTTCAAGATAGGGCACGGCCCCGAACATATTGGTTATGCCCGAGTCGCGCAAACCTTCAAGATATGCGTTGATGTCTTCAGTTGTGTGTTTCATGTTTGATTCCTAGTTCGATTAAGTGTTTTTCAAATTGCTCCAGTACTTGGCGTCTGGTGCCTTTGAATCCGGTTTCGGCTTTGATGATCTGGTAGCAGCTGCGGCCCCGCATCCTCATTCCCCTTACTTCAAGCTTTAGACCCGAGAGTAGAGTCAGCAGCCGGAAGTTGAGAATCTGATCAGCGTCAGTCATGATGGTCATTCAATAGTCCTCATCAATTCGTTCGTCAACGTCCGATTGGTCGTATCCGGTCAGGATGTGCGGTCGGTAACGATACAGTTTGTAGACTTCGCATTTTTCGCAGACACGGCACAGCGGGATGCCTTGTGCATCGCTAATCCACCATGAACCGTCTTCAGTGTTGTGCATTTTGCAAGGGTCTTTCATACATTTATCCATTTGAGTTTGAAAACAGTTGGGAAATACTCTTGAGAATATTCCTCTACCCAGACCCGTCCCGTACTGGAGGGTTTGTGCGGTGGTCTGCCACCTTTGATGTGAAAGTCTTCGACCTTCTCGTTCTGCTCTACGGGAACGCCAGTGTCAGCGTGGACCAATACCCAGTTGTCTACAGTAATCATGCTGATATCCTTCTAAGTGGAATGACCCGTCTTGCGAGCAGGTCGGCTTGCTTGGCACGCATACCATGTGCGCGAAACCCAATGATTGATGTCCGGTCCGCCCGTTGGCACAGGCCACAAGTGGCACACGTTATGTGGTTTGTCGTTTGTGCAGGGCACACAAGGATGTAGCGTCCCTCTGGAGTCATGGAATGCTTGGGTGTGTCCATGGGCACCACAACGGCCACAGGCAGTCCATGCTTTGCGAGTCGGTCTGCGTGCCCTGCATCGTCTGCCGATAGGTTAACGGTGAATCCCCAAGCAGTCGCGTGCTTTGCCCATTTGATGGCTTTCTTGGAATGCTTGTGTGTGTACGCAAACCCTCTACGTCCTTTGTTGGCTTTGACGATCTGGCCTAATGCGTAGGCGTCAACGTCTTCACCCAGACCGGCCAAGTCACCGGCCACACCGTAACGCCAAAGTTGATTCTCAGGCAGCAGCGTGATCTGGTGCGTCAGCTCATCCAGTTCGATGCCCTTGTCGTCCACCCGATTCCAATTCAGTCGGGTGTGGAATTGCTCAGCGTAGCAAGTCGTGCGGTAATGCACGCAGCTCGGAGGGCACGTTGACGATGCGTTATAGGTCTGGGGTATCGGACCCGTCTTACGGTTTGCGCTCGTGCGAATGAACAGGTATTTCATGTCGTCTCCTTATTTAAAGATCAACTACTTGGTCAAGTGAGTCGTTGATGCTGTCGCAGGCATCACCAATTGTGTTGGCAAGGTCTTCCATCAAACTGATAGCCTCTTCCATGGCTTGTCCCTTTTCGGAACCTTGCAAGCCCTCTGGCATATTGTCAAAAGCCTCTTGCTCTTCGTTCTGCACGTCCTCCATATCTTGCTGACAACTGTTCAGTTTTTCCAGTGCCGATAAGATGCGTTCTTGGACTTTGGCAATTGTTTTGCGGCGATCTGCGTTCATGTCGTCTCCTCAATGCGTCTTTAGTGCAGTGACATTCATACGAACCGATTCTTCTCCGGTGGTCGTATGCGCAGCAATTAGTTGGCGGCTAGGCTTAAGCTTGGTAGCGACTGCCTTCCAGTTGATCTTTACGGCCCCTTTGCAGCTCGCAAAAGAAACGCGATAGAAGTCTCCCTCGATTTCCTTCAGGCCTGCATCCTCCAGCTCGGTCCGCAGCGTGTCTAGCTCGGTCTGGGTTTGTGCCAAGACAGCACGCAGCAGCCCAATGCGGTCGGCCTTGCGTGCAGCAGCTGCAGCAGCGGTGGGCACATCGGTAACATCTCCAGATGTGTGGATTCGTGGCATTGCGCGTGCAAGGCTTTGCGCAAGTTCAATCATGTCGTTCGGTTTCATGTGTACTCCTAGTCGGGAAGATTCCCCCCAAGCCCTGCACGCAAGGCTTGAAGTCAATCTCAGCCTCTCCAAGCCAGCAGCAGACCGATCAGACCGATCACAAGCAGGCAGGCCACAGTGATCAGAAAGTCAACTACGGCAGCAGCTCGCTTTTCTACGCGGGTTTCAAACAGTCGGCGATTGATCTCGCGTGCGTATTGGGTGTGTTTGTTCATGGCTTAGTCCTTGTCAAAGTAAAACTCGTTCAGCGGGGCATCTACGTTGCCCTCCTTGTATACGGTGATAACCATGCCGTCTTCGTTTGTGTGTATGCGCACAGAGAATTGATTTACATCAATCCATGCAGCACCATCGGTCAGGGTGTAGTCGTTGTCGGTCAAGGGGATCATGGCTTGGTCCTTTGTTGTTGGCGCATTTCTTCAATTGTGAGGATGAGTCTGGCTCGGGCAATAAGGGCAAGTAGTTTGTTCATTCGTCCGCCTGATGAATGTCTTCGGCCATAGTCCAAGTCACAGTGGAGTTATTCAAGATCTTCTCAGCGAGCACATCATCGAAGTCGAATCGTTCACCATCAGGCAGCAGGATGATGACTGGCTCATTGGGCCAACAGGCATTGCTCTCACGTTCGTCATACAGGGCAGCAGCCAAGTAGGCACGCAGATCTTCAACGGTGTTATCGCTGTAAGAAGCAGGGACCATAGGCCAAGGACAAGTGTCGCAGTCTCCGCCCTCGTAACGCTTGAACAGGATAGACGGCAGCTCAGGCCGGTTATAGCTCTCAGGTCCATAGCGGTCCATGTCGTTTCCCCCGTGTGGGAAGTGGAGATAGCCGTTCTTTTCAATCAGTTGGAATGTCTTCATCTCAGTCCTTTAGGTTGGTTGCAATACATGGGTCTAGCCCATGTATTGCATTACAGCATAGATATTTAAGGTCTTGCAAGCTTTTTTTAAATTATTTTGCTTAGGCCGCGTTGGTCTGGGTCCGGTCTGGGTGTAACAAGTTACACAAGGCAGCTCGCGCATGGGGGGATTGCAAGGCAGCTCAAGATCATGTATCGTGGATACTCATTGTGTACCCAAGCAAACAGACCATGACCGAACAGACCCAGACCGCAAAGCCCGCAAAGTCTAAGCCTATGAAAAAGCTTACTCGCGCACAGATCACGCAAGGACTAGAACAGTTCCCCGTAGAAGTGTTACTCAGCAGCGGTAAGGGCAAACAAGCGCAGCTCACCACAAAGCAAAGAGAGTTTGCTCACGGCCTGGCAATGGGCAAGACCAAGGCTCAGGCATACAGGGATAGTAGGCAAGGCAAGCCAGCACCGTCCACAATCGTTTGCCAACCTTACAAGCTCGCAGCTGACGCAAGGATCCAACAAGAGGTCGAAGCCTACAAACTGGCAATAGAGGCAGAGAAACATCGAACCCCTGCTCAATTGAAGTCTTTACTCGTACAGCAGCTCGTTCAGCACACGTTGGATGAGGACTTCCCCCCTGCTCAGAGAGTCCAGTGCTTGAAGCTACTTGGCCAGTTGTTCGAGGTCGGGGCCTTCGTTGAGCATAAACAAGTGACGACCATCAACCGATCTGGTGACATCCGCGCGCGCATACTGGAGACACTCAAGGATGTGACTGATGTCTCTGCTCTGGACGATGGCCTAGACCTGCTCGAAGAGATCAGCCAAACGGCCAGTGTGAGCAGCGGCCCATCCGCCGACCCCACCACCGGGGCACCCCCACATTCTGACGTGGCCGCGCCTGAGGTTACTACGCATACTATTCCACTCACTAAATCCCAAGAAATATCCGATGGCCCCCTTGAGTTCCAAACGTAAAAGTGCCATATATATTTTTTGTATAAAAAAGCATTACAAGTGTAACTAGTTACATTGATAGAAAATTAGTATTCAAAAAGGAAATTTTATGATCAAATTGGATGGTTATGATGATGCGATTGTTGGGCCTGCGATGATTTGGGTGGATAAGGAGAGTGTTGATGTATTGGTATACGACGCTGAGACTATCAGGGAGATCTTGATGAGTAGGGATGGTATGGGGTCTGATGAGGCTCGGGAGTTTATTGAGTTCAATATTGAGGGTGCATATATGGGGCTGGGTACACCTATTTTGGTGTGGCCGGAGGATGTATGGAGCGAGTAAGGGATGTGGATGGTGGGATGGAGAGATTGATGACGCCAAAGCAGAAGATGATATTTTTGTGTGTGGACGAGTACTGGAAGAGGTTTGGGTATGGTCCGTCGATTGATGACATTATGAGGTTGACGGGGGACCGTGGGAGGGGGAATGTGAACAGAGTGTTGAAGAAGCTGTGTGTGTTGGGGGTGTGTAAGAGGGTGCCTAATACGGCGAGATCGGTGAGGCCGGTGTATATAAATTTCAGGAAAATTGAGTGATGCAAAATATTGATGCGATTGCAAAGGCTATAGCTCAATTGCCGGTGAATGTGCAGGAGCAGGTGTTTGATGATTTGTTTGAGTTGAAGAGGGCAAAGAAGAGGGAAGAGGCGCAGGCTTCGTTCGCTAAGTTTGTGAAAGCGATGTGGCCGGGGTTTATTGATGGACGCCACCATAAGGTAATGGCGAAGAAGTTTGAAGAGATTGCTGCGGGGAAGTTAAAGAGGTTGATTATCAATATGCCGCCTCGGCACACGAAGTCGGAGTTTGCTTCTTTTCTTTTGCCGAGTTGGTTTTTGGGGAAGTACCCGAACAAGAAGATTATCCAGTCATCCAATACATCTGAGCTGGCCGTGGGGTTTGGCCGCAAGGTGAGGAACTTGGTGGACAGTGAAGCTTATTCCGATATCTTCCCGAATGTTTCTTTGAGGGCTGACTCCAAGGCTGCGGGGCGGTGGGCGACGAATGCTAACGGGGAGTATTTTGCGATTGGTGTTGGAGGTACGGTAACGGGTAAGGGCGCTGATCTTTTAATTATTGACGACCCACACTCTGAGCAAGAAGCCAAGTTAGCGCAGTCTAACTCTGAAGTGTTTGATCAAGTCTATGAGTGGTACACCTCTGGGCCTCGGCAGCGACTTCAGCCGGGAGGGGCGATTGTTGTTGTTATGACGAGGTGGTCAAAGAAAGATTTGACGGGCCGGATCTTACAGTCGATGGTGGATAAGGATGGTGAGACTTGGGATGTGATTGAGTTCCCTGCAATTTTGCCGAGTGGAAATCCTTTGTGGCCGGAGTTCTGGAGCTTGGAAGAATTGATGGCTCTGAAGCTGGAGCTGCCTGCGGCAAAATGGAATGCTCAGTACCAACAGACACCTACTGCTGAAGAGGGTGCAATTGTTAAGAGAGAGTGGTGGAAGCTGTGGAAAGAGGACCGGCCTCCTCGGTGTGAGTTTGTTATTCAGTCTTGGGATACGGCGTTTACCAAAAGTGAAAGGTCGGACTATTCGGCTTGTACGACATGGGGGGTGTTTTACATGAATGAGAACGAAAATGACCCGCACGTTATTTTGCTGGATGCTTTTAAGAAGAGGATGGAGTTTCCAGAGCTGAAGGAAAAGGCGTTTAACCACTATAAAGATTGGGAGCCGGACGCATTTATTGTTGAAGCCAAGGCGTCTGGTGCGCCGTTAATCTTTGAGTTAAGGCAGATGGGGATTCCTGTGAGTGAATTTACACCCAGCAGAGGGAATGATAAGATGGTCAGGATAAATTCTGTTTCCGATTTGTTTGCGAGCGGTAAGGTTTGGGCACCTGAAACACGGTGGGCAGATGAGTTAATGGAAGAGATGGCTGCGTTTCCAAATTCGGACCATGATGACTTGGTGGACTCGACCACTCAGGCTTTAATTCGGTTCCGCAAGGGCGGCTTCCTTAGACTAGAATCTGACGAACGCGATGAAGTGCAATCTTTTCGCCGTAAAAATGTTTACTATTAAGGCACACTATGAGCATTGAACAATCAATTAGTCAAGCGCCCTTGGGTTTGGACAGTCTCTTACAAGATGAAGGCCCGGGGATCGAGATCCAAATTGAAAATCCAGAGGGCGTGCAAATTGGCTTCGACGGCATGGAGATTGATTTAATGCCAGAAGCCGATGAGATGGATTTTGACGGCAACTTGGCTGAAGAGATGTCTGGTGGGGAATTACAAAAAGTAGCCAGCGACATTGTTGAGATGGTGGATGCTGACATTAACAGTCGCAAAGACTGGGTTGAGATGTATGTAAAGGGCTTGGAAGTCCTTGGCATGAAGTACGAAGAGCGCACTGAGCCGTGGAATGGCGCTTGCGGTGTGTACTCAACAATCTTGACCGAATCTGCTATCCGATTCCAGAGTGAAACGATTTTAGAGACCTTCCCTGCGGCTGGCCCAGTCAAGACTGAGATCATTGGCGCTATTGATAAGCTGAAAGAAGACGCAGCCGAGCGAGTTCGTGATGACATGAACTACCAATTGACTGAAGCAATGCCTGAATACCGGCCAGAGCATGAAAGATTGCTGTATTCATTGGGTTTAGCCGGCGCGGCGTTTAAGAAAATCTACTTTGACCCCGGTTACGACCGTCAAATGGCTACGTTTATACCGGCTGAAGACGTAATCATCCCTTACGGAGCTTCAAGTTTGTTCAATGCAGAGCGTGTTACCCACGTTATGCGTAAAACAAAGAACGAAATTAAAAAATTACAAGTTTCTGGCTTCTATTTGGACGTAGAACTGGGTGAGCCGGTCACTATTCACACTGATGTAGAGAAAAAGAAGGCCGAAGACCAAGGTTACAGCCTGACTGACGATGACCGCTACCAGATTTTGGAAGTCCACATCGACTATGACCTACCCGGCTACGAAGATGAAGACGGAATTGCTCTTCCATACGTGATTACGATTGATCGCGGCACAAATGAAGTGCTGGCTATCCGTAGAAACTGGGAAGAAGACGATGAGCGCAAGGTTAAGCGCGAACATTTCGTTCAATACACGTACATACCGGGCTTTGGTGCCTATGGATTGGGTTTGATTCACCTGATTGGTGGTTATGCACGGGCTGGAACCAGCATTATTCGCCAATTGGTGGATGCTGGAACGCTGTCTAACCTGCCGGGCGGCTTAAAAGCGCGTGGTTTGCGCATTAAAGGCGACGATACACCTATTGCTCCGGGTGAATGGCGCGATGTAGACGTTCCCGGTGGTTCGGTGCGTGACAACATCATGCCGTTGCCGTACAAAGAGCCAAGCCAAGTTCTGATGAGTCTGCTCAACCAAATTACCGAAGAAGGCCGTCGTTTGGGATCTATTGCTGATATGAACATCAGTGATATGAGTGCTAATGCTCCAGTAGGTACGACTTTGGCGTTGCTTGAGCGCCAGCTTAAGAACATGTCGGCTGTGCAGGCCCGAGTTCACTTCTCAATGAAGCAAGAATTCAAACTGCTACGCGACATTATCCGAGACCACACCCCGGGCGAGTACGCCTACAACCCGATTGAAGGTTCCCGCAAAGCCAAGCGCAAAGATTACGACATGGTGGATGTTATCCCTGTGTCTGATCCCAATAGCTCGACAATGGCCCAGCGGATCATGCAGTATCAGGCGGTTATTCAGTTAGCCCAAGGTGCTCCGCAGATTTACAACCTCCCACAGTTGCACCGCCAGATGATTGAGGTGCTGGGTATCAAGAACGCCGATAAGTTAGTTCCGATTGACGACGATCAATTGCCAAAAGACCCAATCAGCGAAAACATGGGGTTTTTGACTGGCAAGCCGCAGAAAGCTTTTATCTACCAAGACCATGACGCACACATTGGTGCCCATACTTCGATGATGCAAGACCCCAAGGTGATGGGTCAGATCGGCCAAAACCCAATGGCCCAGCAAATCCAAGCGGCCATCATGGCTCACATTGCAGAGCACGTTGCATTCCAGTATCGCAACGGTGTGCAAGAACAACTGGGTGCCACACTGCCTGAACCTAATGCTGAGTTGTCTAAAGAAGTGGAAGTTCAGTTGTCCAAGTTGGTAGCTAAAGCTTCTGCTCAATTAACTCAATTGAATAAAGGACAGGCCGCGCAGCAACAGGCTCAACAGCAGATGCAAGACCCTCTTGTACAAATGCAACAGGCTGAATTGCAAATTAAACAGCAAGAAGTTCAGATCAAAGCGCAAAAAGTGCAGGGCGAATTGCAACTGCAAGCGCAAGAGCTGCAAATGAAGCAGCAAGAGATGATGATGAAGAATGGTGAATCTCCTGAAATGATTGCGGCTCGTCATGATCAGGAAATGCAGCAACAACTTCAACGTCATCAAATGGAGTTGATGCAATCACAACAAGTGCATCAACAAAAGTTAAGCCAAGCAGATCAGGCCGCACAGGCTAAAGCCCAGCAGATGGCTCAAAGGGGTTAATGATGGAAACAAAAATCTTTGAAATCCTTAACAACAAGTTTGAAGAGGAAGTCAGAAGCGTAATACAAGTTTTGAGTGATGGTGGAGCTAAATCCTACGATCACTACAAAGAGTTGAGCGGAATTATCCGAGGTCTCCGAACCGCTCAACGTGAACTCGGTGACCTCGTGCGTAAATTAAAGGACTCTGACGATGACTGAATTTGATGTAAGTGCGATTGACCTTTCAGGTGTGCTTAATACCACCACTGAAGAAAAGGCAAAGCAAGTACCTGATCCGGCAACCTATCACCTTCTGTGCATGCTTCCTGATGCAGAAGAGGAATACGAAGGTGGCTTATTGAAAGCAAAAGAAACCATGCATTACGAGGAGCTTCTCTCCCCCGTATTGTTTGTAGCCAAGATTGGCCCTGATGCTTTTCAAGACAAGACACGCTTCCCATCTGGCCCATCTTGTAAAGTTGGAGATTTTATTTTGGTTCGGCCTAACACCGGCACCCGCATGAAAATCCACGGTACTGAATGGCGCTTGATTAACGATGACTCAGTGCAAGCTGTTGTGCAAGACCCTCGCGGCATCCAACGCCCATAAGGAATCATCATGGCCGAAATTGAAAAAACAGAATTTGAGTTTCCCGACATGGCTGAGGAAAAGAACTCTCGCGCAGGCGGCAGGGTTGTAACCCCGGACAATGACGATAAACCAGAAATTGAGGTAGTGGATGACACTCCCTTAGCAGATCGTAACCGTAGTCCGATGGTGGAACCACCAAAGGAATTTAACGATGACGAACTAACCAAATATGACGAGAGCGTTCAAAAGCGCATCAAGCATTTCACCAAGGGTTATCACGAAGAGCGCCGCGCAAAAGAATCGGCTCAACGTGAAAAAGAAGAAGCAATTCGAATAGCTCAAGCCGTAATGGCCGAGAACAATCAGCTCAAAGGTTCTGTTAATCAAAACCAAACTGCGCTGCTTGAACAGGCCAAACGGGTTGTTGGTAATGAAGTAGATGATGCCAAGCGCATGTACAAGGAAGCCTATGAATCTGGCGATTCAGATAAACTCTTGGAAGCGCAAGAAGCTCTTACAAATGCAAAGATCAGGGCGGATAAAGTTAACAACTTTCGTCCAACGCCTTTACAAGTACGGGAAACTCCTGTACAAATCGAGTCACGGCCAACCAGAGCCGCTCCTGTTGATGAAAAACTACTTGCATGGCAAGATAACAATCAGTGGTTTGGAAGCAACAAGCGCATGACTGCCTATGCTTTAGGCCTTCATGAAGATTTGGTTGGCGAAGGAATTCCTGCTGGCAGCGAAGAATACTATCGACGTATCGACTCTGACATCAGGTCAAGATTCTCGGATCAGTTTGGAACCGATGAGTCCGTTGATGCTAAACCTCAACGCACTAAATCCAACAATGTTGCACCTGCGACGAGAAGCACAGCGCCTAAAAAGATCGTGCTTAATCAATCGCAAGTGAATATCGCTAAGCGGCTTGGTGTTCCTTTGGAACTCTATGCTCGTAAAGTTGCTGAAGAAATGAGGAAATGAAAATGGAAAAAGCTGTACGTCCAAGTCGTGATCTTGAAACCCGCGAAACCGTGGAACGTCCAAAACAATGGATGCCTCCACAACTCCTACCCGATCCAAACCCGGAACCCGGTTATGCATTTCGTTGGATTAGGATCAGCACTTTAAACAAGGCTGACGCCACTAATCTTTCCGCCAAGTTACGTGAAGGCTGGGAACCCGTTAAGGCTTCTGACCATCCCGAGATTCGCCTTTTTGGAACGACCAACGGTCAATTCCAAGACAGTGTGGAAGTCGGCGGTTTGTTGCTTTGCAAAACCCCGGTGGAGTTTACTGAGCAGCGTGATGCGTATTACCGCCAACAGGCAGAGGCGCAAATGCAATCAGTGGATAACACCTTCATGCGCGAGAATGATCCCCGGATGCCTATGTTCAAAGAACGTAGCTCTAAGGTCACTTTCGGTAAAGGTATTTAATCTTTTTGGAGTCTTCAGATGGCATATCCTACCATTGACAAGACGTATGGCTTTAAACCACTCAATCGACTTGATGGTTTGCCTTACGCCGGAGCGATCCGTCAAATCCCCGTGGCAGCAGCTTACGCTACTGCAATCCTGAATGGTGATACCGTTCAAGTGGATACAAACGGCTACCTCGTAGCTGCTACTACCACCAACTCCGGTAACATCATTGGTGTGTTGGTTGGTTGCTCGTATGTGAACTCGTCTGGTCAGCCAGTGCAAGGTCAGTACTACCCCGCAGCTCAATCGACTTCTACTGCATTGGCTTTTGCCTATGTTGTGGATGATCCAAGTGCTATTTTTAAAGTGTGTGCCACTGTGGCCGCTGGAACAACTCCTACAGCTTATAGCCGTGCGATTGTTGGTTCTAACGTAGCTTTGGTTGCTGGCGCAGGTTCTACCACCACTGGTGATTCTGCCTACGGTATTGACGGTTCTTCCGCCAACACCACCAATACACTACCCGTCCGCGTGGTTGACGTTGTTCCTGATACTGCAACTGGCGCTGCCAACGTTGCTGCTACCACGTACTACGAGTTCCTCGTGAAGTTCAACACCGCCCAGTACAACAGTACTACCGGTATCTAAGGAGCTAAATCATGGCTATTTCACGCGCACAACTGCTCAAGGAATTGCTCCCCGGTCTGAACGCTTTGTTCGGCTTGGAGTACGCTAAATACGGCGAAGAGCACAAAGAAATCTACGAAACAGAGACATCTGAGCGTAGCTTTGAAGAAGAAACGAAACTGTCTGGTTTCTCTGCTGCACCTGTTAAGAACGAAGGCTCTGCCATCGCTTATGACAATGCACAGGAAGCATGGACTGCTCGTTACACCCACGAAACCATTGCAATGGGCTTCTCCATCACGGAAGAAGCAGTGGAAGACAACTTGTATGACTCGTTGTCCAGCCGCTACACCAAAGCTCTGGCCCGTGGTATGGCTTACACCAAGCAAGTTAAATCTGCTTATGTGTTGAACAACGCATTTACTGGTGGCCCTACTTACGGTGACGGCGTGGTTCTGTGTTCTACTGCTCACCCGCTGGTGTCTGGTGGTACTAACAGCAACCGTCCTTCCACTGGCGCTGACTTGAATGAAACATCGTTGGAAAACGCTGTTATTCAAATCGCGGCTTGGACAGACGAGCGCGGTCTTTTGATCGCTGCTAAGCCTAAGAAATTAATCGTTCCTCCATCTTTGATGTTCGTTGCAACTCGTCTCCTAGAGACTGAATTGCGCGTCGGCACAACCGACAACGACATCAACGCCTTGAAGAACAACGGTTCAATTCCTGAAGGCTATTGCGTTAACCACTTCTTGACAGACACCAACGCTTGGTTCTTGTTGACTGACGTGCCAAACGGCCTGAAGCATTTCATTCGTACTCCGCTGCAAAACAGCATGGACGGCGACTTTGACACAGGTAACGTTCGTTACAAAGCCCGTGAGCGTTACAGCTTCGGCGTGTCTGACCCATTGGGCATCTTCGGATCACCCGGTTCGTCCTAATAAAACAGCCCCACAAGGGCAAGTTTGGAGGCCACTTTCGGGTGGCCTTTTTATTTGTTGCAACAGTTTAAACAACGTGTTATAAATACGCATCCGGGCTTTCCGGTGTGTCAAACTGTCCCGGCAGACATCATGCAAGATTGACGCACCTTTAACTGCATGAAGGAAATATCATGGGATTCGCAACTCACCTTGGCCCTTGGCTCTTGGGCACAACCAAAAACACAACTGGCACAACCGCCGCAACTACTCGTAACACGGGTTGCGCCATCGTATCTCAGTCTGCAAACGTAGTGTTTGGTACATTGACCGGCAACGCTATTGCCGTCCCTGCTGGCGCACAAATTACATCAATTAAAGTTGTTACCACAACCGTGTTTAGCGCAGCCACTACGTTGTTGTTAAGCATTGGTGGTACAGCGTTTACGACCACAGGCACTATTACAGCAGTTGGCAGTGTAAATTTGGAAGCAAATGCAACTACCCCCACCAATTGGTTAAATGTGGGTTCTACGGACACCTTCATTACCTACACGTTGGCAGGCACGTCTTTGACCACCGGCGCTGCTACGATCATCATTAACTACTCAGTTCGTGATTCCGACGGCAATCAATCCCAGCCTGCCCAACAACAGTAATTGATCTTGGGGGCTTCGGCCCCCGTTTACAAGGAGATTGATTATGAATCAGACCAACGTACAACAAGCGCACCTAAACGGTAGCGGGTTCTTGGTTCTTGGGCGAAATCGCATCAAAGGCATTTCATTTGTAGGAACAAGTTCTGCTGGGTTTGTGGCTTTGTTTGATACAACAACTGCGCCTGTAACCACAGCTACTTATGGCCGTTCTGGTACAACCGTTACGATTACGCAAGCTTCCCACGGGTTTACAACAGGTCAGACAATCGGTATTGACTTTGCGGCAGGTACAGGTGGCACGGCTACTAACGGAAACTACGTAGTAACCGTTACCAACTCAAGCACTTTTACCGTTACGGACATTAACTCTGGAACCATCACTGCTTCCCCAACGCTTGTTTACTCAAGCAAATGGCTGTTGAGTTATGACGTAAGCGCCAGCGATACATACAACAACTCTCCATTTATCTCTGATGATGGCGTGTTGGCTGCAAACGGCATTTATGCCTATCTGTCTAACGTAGCCGCTTGCAACATTTATTATGGCTGAAGCTAAACAAGCAAGCCTGAATGGGCGGACGCTGTTTATCGGCATCCCCGCCTATGACGGGAAACTGAACATCAAGACTGCTTTTGCTCTGGCGCAGCTTATGCCCAAAGCGATGAGTCTTGGTGTGTCGGTTATCCTGTCCGATTTGTCTAACTGCTCCATCATCACAATGGCGCGTAATGCCTTAGTGCATGAGTTCTTGAAAACAGACGCAACAGAGTTGCTGTTTATTGATGCAGATGTAGTTGCTACAGCCGACGACATGCTGCGGTTAATGGCTCAGAGCAGAGACATCACCACTGGCGCGTACCCACGCAGAGCCAAAGACCAAAACTTTTTTGCTGACCTGTACTTTGACGCTAATGGCGATCTGGAGTTTGACGGGTCACTGATGCGTGTTGAGCGTGCGCCTACAGGGTTCATGCTGATTCAACGTCACGTTATTGAGAAGCTGGTAGCCGCTCACCCCGAGTGGATATACGAGAAGTCCCCCACGGAGAAGATGTCAGCAGTGTTTGACTTTGCTATCGTTGACGGCAAGTATGTGGGCGAGGACTACTTGTTCTGCGACCGGGCTACCCAGATGGGGTTCAAGGTTTACATTGACGTAGACATCAGCCTGCCGCACGTAGGCTCAAATGAATTCAGTCGTAATTTCCGCGAAGAGGTTGTAATGCCTATGCTGGAAAACATCTACAACTCTAAGTTGAAGGCGGCGTAATGGCAACAAAGAAAAAAGGCCCATCACTGGCTGTTGGCCGTGGGGAGAAGCTCCCAGTGTCTAAGGGCGCTGGCTTGACTGCCAAAGGAAGAGCTAAATACAATGCAGCTACGGGCAGCAACCTCAAGGCTCCGCAGCCACAAGGCGGCCCAAGGAAAGATTCATTCTGTGCCCGAATGTCAGGAATGCCCGGCCCGATGAAAGATGAAAAAGGCAAGCCTACCCGCAAGGCGGCTTCCTTAGCAAGATGGAAATGTTGAGATGGACGTAAATCTTATATGGACAGCCGGATTGTCAATCATCATGGGTGTATTTGGATTCTTTATCCGAGAGAAACTCGGACAGGTCAAAGACATCAGTGAGGATGCCAAACGCATTGAGCGTCTCATTAACATCACACGCGAGGAGATTGCCCGTGATAACGTTACTCAAGCAGAAATTCAGCGAATTACTGACCACATTGACCAACGCTTTAACAAGCTTGAAGCAAAAATTGACCAACTTATTCAAGCGGGGCGATGATGCCAAGTAGCTCAAAGAAACAAGCGGATTTTATGCGTGCGGTGGCTCATAGCCCATCGTTCGCCAAGAAGGTAGAAGTCCCACAATCTGTGGGCAAAGACTTTTCAACTGCGGACAAGGGCCGCAAATTTTCTAAAGGTGGCGACATGAAAAAGATGAATATGGGCGGATATGCAGATGGCGGTATGACTATGGTTAACAAAGGCGGCAAAATGGTTCCCGACTTTGCTGCTGATGGCGTAGGCAAAATGGCTAAAGGCGGTGCTGTAGGAATGCACAAAATGCCTGACGGCAAAATGATGAAGGACTCTGCCATGACAAAAATGGCTAAAGGCGGCATGGCCGAAGGCGGCAAAGCTGATATGGCCCAAGACAAAGCCATGATTAAAAAAGCTTTTAAACAACACGATATGCAAGAGCACAAAGGCGGCAAGGGTACTTCCTTGAAGCTGGCTAAAGGCGGCGGCATTGAGTCTCGGGGTAAAACCAAGGGCACGATGATTACCATGAAGTCCGGCGGCAGAGCCTGTTAAGGGGAATATTATGAAAACAAATAAATCTAACAGCAGCGGTTTAAATATAATGGAAATACTGAGACGCCCGGAGCGTTACGAAAGCGTCCGGCCTTCGGGTTTTGAAAAAAGAATTACATCCGCCAAAAATGAAGCTATTGGAGAAGGCATGCGTGGCGCTGGTTCGGTTTTAAAAGAAGCTGGAAAAGTTGCCGCTACGCTACCTATGGGCGGAGTAGGTATTATGGGCGTTAATCGCCAAGATGCAGAAGGCGGTGTTAGTGACGTTAAAAATGCCATTGAGAAATATCGTAGAGCTTCTACAGAGCAAGATGCCGCTGATAGAGAAATGGAAGCGCAAGATCGCCGTGAATCTCGTGGTATGAAATCGGGCGGGTCTGTAGGTTCAGCTTCCAAACGTGCTGATGGTTGTGCTGTCAAAGGCAAGACCAAAGGTCGGATGATCTGATATGGCAACCGTAAAACCAGCCGCTAAAGTAGTTAAGTCTTTAAAGAAGGCTGGGTTTTACGGCGCGGCTGAACCTAAACGGCTGGCTATTATCAACAAAGTTACAACCAAACCCCAGCGGATAGAGATGGTTGATAAGTTGTTTTTAGCCAAGAAACCCATGAAGGGCAGGACAAAATGATAGCAAGTCGCGGCATGGGGGACATCTCCCCCTCTAAGATGCCCAAGGGTGTAAAGAAAGCCCGAAGGGATAACACTGACTTCACGCAGTATGCCGAAGGCGGGCCTGTTGGCTTGTATGCCAATATCAACGCCAAAAAGAAACGCATAGCCGCTGGCTCTGGTGAAAAGATGCGCAAGCCCGGGGCTAAAGGCGCTCCCACTAAGCAGGCGTTTGTGGATTCATTAAAGACAGCAAAGAAGTAAAACATGACCACAACAGGCAGCACCCTCTTCAACATGGACTTCACCGAGATTGCGGAGGAAGCGTGGGAGCGTGCTGGCCGTGAAATGCGTTCAGGTTATGACCTGCGTACTGCTCGTCGTTCAATGAACCTAATGACCATCGAGTGGCAAAACAAAGGTATCAACATGTGGACGATGGAGCAAGGCTTCATTAACCTCACGCCCGGCTTGGCTACGTATGCGCTACCAACCAACACCATTGATTTGCTGGAACATGTAATCCGTACAGGGTCTAACACCGCTTCTACACAAGCTGACTTAACAATCACACGTATTAGTGTTTCTACCTATGCAACCATCCCAAACAAGCTACAGCAGGCAAGACCGATTCAGGTATGGATTCAGCGGCTATCTGGTGAGGTTAATCCTACAAGCTCTGTTCTCGCCTCGACAATCACCTCCACCGCAACCACGATCACGCTTGACACGGTGGTTGGATTAGCTGGGGCCGGTTTTATTCGGTTAGATACGGAAGACATTTACTACACATACATCACAGGCAATGTCCTTGGTGGTGTGTTCCGTGCCCAAAACAACACAACCGCAGCGGCCCATACAGCCAGTACGGCGGTCTACGTGCCCCAATTGCCAGCGGTAACTGTCTGGCCTACACCTGATAACAGCACAACCTACCAATTTGTTTATTGGAGACTTCGCAGAGTGCAAGATGCCGGCGCTGGCGCTGAGACCGCAGACATGAATTTTAGATTTTTGCCATGTGTAGTTGCCGGATTGGCTTATCACATTGCAATCAAAACTCCTGAGTTAATGCCCCGCATTCAAATGCTCAAACAGATTTACGATGAGACATTTGAAACTGCGGCTGGTGAGGACAGAGAAAAAGCTGCGGTACGGTTTGTTCCTCGGCAAATGTTTATTGGCGGTGGTGGTTACTAATGGACGACAAACTGTTTCTTGCTTGGGCGGCAGGTTTCTTTGATGGCGAAGGTTGTGTTTTGGTCAGCCCGCGAAGCAATGGAAAATTTCATTCTTTGTTTACAAGCGTCACGCAGCAAGAACCAACGGCATTGCATCTTTTTAAACAACGTTTTGGCGGAAATGTTACGCCAGATAAAACTGCCACTTCCGATTCTTATGAAAGAAAACGAGGGGCTGTGCTTGTTTGGAGATGGAAAGCCTCTAGCACAGAAGCTTATGCTTTTTTAAAAACCATTGAGCCGTATTGCGTTGTTAAAGCCGAGCAAGTGCGTGTTGCGTTGGAGTTTCCGTCTGTTGGTGTAAGATTTGTTTCCAATAATCCCATCCCTGAAGCAGTCAGAATTAAGCGGGATCAGGTCATGAGGTCATTGCAAGACATTCGCAAAGCACAAAAAGTGTATTTGGAGGTGGCAAATGGGTAATCGTTTTGCTTCCGGTCGAATTGCAATTGCCGAATGTGACAGATGCGGCGGCCAATTCAAACTGAAGAAGCTCAAAGAAGAGATCATCAAGCAGCGCAAGTATCAGTTGCTGGTGTGCCCTGAGTGTTGGGATCCAGATCAGCCACAGTTGATGCTTGGAACGTTTCCAGTGGATGACCCGCAGGCGTTGCGTAACCCACGCAGGGACACAACGTATGTGACTTCAGGGGTGAACGCGGCAGGTAACTTGTCTGGTGGTTCAAGAGATATTCAGTGGGGATGGAACCCAGTGGGTGGAAGTAAGTTTTTTGATGCGAGTCTGACCCCGAATTACTTGGTGGGAACGACATTTGTTGGTACAGTTACGGTATCCGTTTCATAGGAGTTAATCATGACATTTAAACGTGCAGCCGATGGCATTGCTCAAAAAGGCAAAACAGACGGCACAAACTTGGGCAATAGCGGCCCTACCCAAAAAGAAATGATGGGCGGCAAGGGTAAAGCCAAAGGCGTAACGGGCGAGGCTATGCGTGCAGTAGGCCGCAACATGGCCCGTGCCAACAATCAAAAGCGAGGCTAATCATGGCTACATACAGCAAAAAGATGATGGGTAAGGAAGTTGGCTCAGCCAGCGTCTATGCCAAGCCACACACTATGAGTGGCAAAGCTGTCAAGATGGAAACCAACCCCGGCAAAGAACCAAACAAAAGCAAGCTTGATACGCTTGATATGAGCGTTGGTGCTTTTAGCAAATCGGCTGGCGATGAGCAGGTCAAAACCAGCGGCATCAAAATCCGTGGTACTGGCGCAGCAACTAAAGGCGTGATGGCCCGAGGCCCAATGGCATGACCTACACCGAACTCGTCATTTTGGTAAGTGACTACTGTGAGAACACGTTTCCCACGGTAGACATGAACACGTTCATTAAGCAGGCAGAGCAGCGTATTTATAACACTGTTCAGCTTGCTAATTTGCGTAAGAACGTGACGGGCACAATTACATCTGGCAACAAATACTTGTCCTGCCCAAATGATTTTCTTTCGGTATATTCATTGGCTTTGTTTCCTGTTAGCGGCGGAGATTATTTGTACTTGCTGAACAAAGACGTAAACTTTATGCGAGAAGCCTATCCAAATCCAACAACTACAGGCAAGCCTAAGCATTACGCCATCTTTGGCCCTCAGTCTAATGATGTTAATGAACTGTCTTTCATTGTTGGCCCAACTCCAAGCGTTGCATATAGTGCTGAACTGCATTATTACTACATCCCTGAATCAATCGTAACCGCTGGCAATACGTGGTTAGGCGACAACTTTGATTCAGCGTTGCTGTACGGCACGATGTGCGAAGCAATCACCTACATAAAGGGTGAGGCTGATATGGTCAAACTGTACAACGACCGTTACGTTCAAGCAATTGCTCTGCTCAAGAACTTGGGTGACGGCAAGCAACGCATGGATGCGTACCGTGACGGGCAAGTTAGGGTTCCTGTGTCATGAGTTCAATTCTTCAAACCCAGACCACCAGCTTCAAAAAAGAGCTGTATCAGGGCGTTCACGACTTGTCTACCGACACGATTAAGATTGCCCTGTATACCGCTGCCGCAGATTTAAACGAAGCCACTACCGTTTACTCAAGTAGCAATGAGGTTGTAGCGTCAGGCTATACAGCAGGCGGTCAGGTTATGACGGGCGTGCAAATCAGCAGTGATGGTTACACGGCCTATGCCAACTGGGACAATGTAAGCTGGACGACCGCAGTAACGGCTCGATGTGCTTTGATGTACAACGTGACTCAGGGCAATAAATCCATTGCTGTGCTGGACTTTGGTTCAGACAAAACATCTACCACCACATTCCTCATCACCATGCCAGCCAACACATCAACGGCTGCGCTTATCAGGAGTTCAAATTGATTGTTACCACCACCAAAGGCGACATGGACGATTCTCTTCTTGAGAAAAAAGAAGGTTCCGTCGATAATGACAATGAGTACACATCATGGGTTGAGTATTGGTTGGATGGAGAGCTTGTTCATCGCTCCGCACATGTTGCCCTGAAGAGAAACCCCACATTCGCTGTTGGCGAAGCAGCAATTATTTAAGGAGCCAAAAATGGCAAACACGCAAAGCATGACAACCTCGTTTATGGGGGAACTCATGACAGCTACCCATAACTTTGGCGTAGCACCTACACGCGGTACGACTGCTGCCGATACGTTTAAAGCGGCCCTGTACCTGACTTCGGCCACGATTAATGCGGCCACCACAGCGTACTCTGCAACAAATGAAGTATCGGGCACAAACTACACCGCTGGCGGCGTGACGGTGACCAACGCAACGGCTCCTACCGCAACCAATTCTTCGGCCACGGCTGGTGTGGCGTACTGGACTCCTTCAGCTTCGATCACATACACGACTGTAACTTTGAGTACTGCATTTGATGCGGTCTTGATCTACAACAGCACACAGTCCAACAAGGCGGTGTCGGTTCACACGTTTGGCTCTCAAACCATTACGGCGGGTACGTTTACACTGACCATGCCATCAAACACTACTACAACCGCTTTGCTGCGCTTGTCTACCACCTGATAGGTAAGCCATGTCTCTCGGCTGGGGCGACGGCGCGTGGGGAAGTAATGGCTGGGGCGGTACTCTTGACGCTACGGGCGTTGTAGCTACTGGCGCAGTCGGAACGGCCACGCCTGTTATCTCGGTTGCGTTGACTGGTGTTGGTGGATCGGGTGCAGTCGGCACGGTTGTTGAGTCTCAATCAATCCCTGAAACTGGGGATGCCGCAGTTGGTAATGTTGGCACGGTTGATATCTCAATATCGGTAGCTCTGACGGGCGTTGGTGGTGCTGGCGCTGTTGACACGGTTGTCGCAGCAAAGTCTTTTGCACTGACTGGGGTTGGTAGTTCGGGCAGTGTTGGTTCTGTTGTACCGTCAAGCACGGTAGCTCTGACGGGTGTTTTGGCTTCTGGGTTGGTGGGCACGGTCAGCGCGGACAAGAACGTAGCGATAACGGGTGTTGCGGGATCGGGCGCAGTTGGTACGGTTGTTCAGTCTGCCTCAGTAGGTTTGACGGGCGTTGCAGCGCAGGGCGTAGCAGGCGGGGTTATTGTCCCACTCCCGTCCAATCAAGCCGATGGAGCAGTAGGTTCAGTTACAGCAGATCGTAGCGTTGCACTGACGGGGGTGGGCGGGTCTGGCGCGGTTGGCACAATGACGATTGCTGCACGGATTAAAGCCCTGACTGGGGTGGGCGCAACAGGTCAAGTTGGTAATGTAGTTGCGGTATATTGGAAACTGATAGATGACAGCCAGACAGCAAACTGGCAAAATATCGGTAATTCACAAACGCCTGCTTGGGGCGCTATTGAAACAGCACAAACCCCCAACTGGGTAGAAGTTGTAACTTAAGGTTTTAAACATGACTACAGCATATTCAACGCTTCTTGGTTTGGCTCTTCCAGTCACGGGTGAACTCTCGGGCACATGGGGAGACACGGTAGACAACGGTATCACAAGGTATCTGGATATTGCTGTTGCGGGAACTGTAACTCTGACCAATGACGGCGCAGTTACCCTGTCGCTGACCAACGGCGATGCAAGCGCAACCAACATCGTATCAAGCCTAACAGGCGCGGGGACTGTCACAGCACAGTTTGCCCTCATCCGGGTGACGGGAACACTCACAGTTGCTAAAGTGCTGACGGCCCCATCGTCCAGCCGTACATACGTAGTGGTGAATGCTGCTACAGGCAGCACCGTAACAGTTAAAGCATCGGGCCAGACGGGTGTTTCTATTGCTGTAGGCGAGACAGCATTTGTTTATTTTAACGGCACGGACTACGCAAAGATTGTGGGTACGGCTACGGCTGGCGCGGCTGGCGGGTCTACTACGCAGGTTCAGTACAACAATGCTGGTGTCTTAGCAGGAATTACTGGCGCTACAACCAACGGCACAGCACTGACTCTTGTTGCCCCAATTTTAGGAACCCCCGCCTCCGGTGTAGCAACTAACTTAACAGGTCTACCTCTGACAACTGGAGTCACTGGCATATTACCTACTGCCAATGGCGGTACAAACTTGGGTGGTGCTACTCCATTCACTGCTAACGGTGTGGTCTACGCAAGCTCTACAAGTGCATTGGCTACTGGCTCTGCGCTGAGTTTTAACGGGACAAATGCTTTAACGCAAACAGCAAATAGTTCTGAAATTTATTTGGCGGGTGGAAGTTCTGCGGCTCAAGGAGGTTACGTGTCAATCTCCCGTGGCGGTACAACAAAAGTTATTTTAGGAACTGCAAGCAATGTGATTGGCGGTGGAAGCAATACAAGCGATGACCTAGCTTTATTTGCAACCGCAGAGTCAAGGTTTTATGCGTCCAGCACAGAACAAATGCGCCTGACCAGCACAGGGTTGGGTATTGGGACGAGTTCGCCGGGAGAAAAACTGCAAGTCGCTGGGGCCATCCGTGCAACAGGTGCGGTCGCTGCAAACGCCACGGGCGGCATTTTGGCTTATCAAGGCTCATCCACTGTAATGCTTGGTTCTTGGGGAGCAGATGCAAGCACCTATGGAGCAATTCAGTTTTATCAATCAAACAGTACAGGAACGATAAACCGAACAGGAATGTTGCTCGACTCCTCCGGTAACCTTGGACTGGGTGTTACTCCGAGTGCTTGGAGTGCAAGCTACAGAGCTTTGCAAAGCGGAAATGGGTCTTCGTTTGTTGGGTTTTCTGGAAACGATCAAACATTTGTTGTTAGCAATGCTTACAACGATGGCTCATGGAAATATAAAAACACAGCAGGTGCAGGTTATTACGGGATTCAAGGTGTAAGTAGCGGCGTTCACGCTTGGTTCAACGCCCCCTCTGGCACAGCAGGAAACGCCATCACGTTTACTCAGGCGATGACACTGGATGCCAGTGGGAATTTGGGTATTGGGACGACTTCGCCGGGGGCAAGGCTTGGCGTATCAGATGGTAGCACTGCTCTTTTACAAATTGCTCCGAGTGGCGGCGTAACAACTATCTCTAGCCGAAACTCTGCAAATTCTACTTATGTGAGCGCCATTTCAGACGCTACACAGCACATTTGGAAGGTCTCGGGAACAGAATACGCCCGTATAGACTCAAGCGGTAACTTGTTGGTGGGGACTACAAGCGATGCTGGATTAGGAATAACATTAAGACCTTCGTCAACAATTATTCAAAACAATAATGCAGAAGCAACAGGCTTTACATTTTCAGCGTTTAGAAGAAGTTCGACAACTATCGGCTCTATTACCCAATCAGGCACAACAGCAGTCCTGTACAACGTCACATCTGACCAGCGCTTAAAAGAAAACATCCAAGATGCCGCGCCTTCATCTGACCTAATTGATGCCATTCAAGTACGTCAATACAACTGGAAGTCTGATGGTTCATTCCAGCGTTATGGTTTTGTTGCCCAAGAACTTGTAACTGTTGCTCCTGAAGCAGTACATCAACCCGCTGACCCTGATGACATGATGGCAGTGGACTACTCCAAACTTGTGCCCATGTTGGTCAAGGAAATTCAATCATTACGTAAACGCCTTACGGCACTGGAAGGAAAAGCATGACTACACTCTGGACAATTACACAGACCGACTACCTTGTTGCCGATGGATTTATCCAAACGGCGCATTGGACGGCAACAGCAACAGACGGCACTTACACTGCCTCTGCCTATTCCACTTGCAGCTTTGCGCTTGCAACCCCCGCCATTCCCTACGCCAGCGTGACTGAGCAAGAGGTGCTGACTTGGTGCTGGAACAACGGTGTGGACAAGGATGCTACTGAAGCAAGTCTTGCACAACAGATTGAATTGCTCAAGAATCCTGTGACTGCCGCTGGCGTTCCTTGGGCTTAATACGGGGTTACGCCGCTGCCCCATTTCAGCGGTACTGGAGAACTTTAAATGAGTGAAGAACTGAACACGTCCATCAACCTGACTTTGCCTTTGGGCGCAGTGAATATGGTTTTGTCTGCTTTGGCTAAAGCGCCTTATGAGCAAGTTGCTGACTTGGTGCAAAACATCAGGGCACAGACAATCCCACAAATCCCCGCACCTCCAGAGGAGACCGAATAACCCAGACCGTTACTCCGGGTAAAGGGGGTGCTGGCAGACCATCCTATTGGGTTAACGTCTGCCCCAAATTAAGGAGTTGATATGGATGACAAAGGCGCTTTGATAGAAAAAATCACGTTTGCTTTGTTGCCATTGCTGTTTTCGTGCGTCGTTTATTTAATGTCTGCTTTGTCAAATTTAGCGCATGAAGTAACCATTCTGAACAGCAAAATCAGCCTTGTTGTTACGTCAGACAATCGTCAATCACCAAACTCAGGGGCCGAGCTTGCCCGTGAAAAACTACGCCAAGACTTGGAAAAAGAAATCCAAAAAAACCGCGACGACATTGCAAACAATCGGCAAGACATTGCTCTCATTTACGAACGACTGAAAGGAAAATAATGTTTGATTTACTATCGGGCGGTATTTTAGGATCAATATTTGGCGGTGTATTCCGCCTTGCTCCCGAAGTCTTAAAGTTCTTTGATAAAAAGAACGAGCGCGAGCATGAGCTTAGTATGTTCAGCCGACAGTGCGAATTGGAAACATTGCGCGGTCAGCAGAAGCTGGCAGAAATTGGCGCTCAACGTGAAGCGGCAGTTGATGTGGGCGTGATGGATGCGTTCAATGCGGCAATCAATCAGCAAGCTGAAATGGTTAAAGCGGCAGGCGGTTGGGCGGCTAGTTTATCGGCCTCTGTGCGGCCCTTGGTGACGTATTGGGTCTTGTTCATCTGGTCGTTTGTCCATGTATGGTTTGCGTGGAATGCATGGCTTGCTGGCGCAGCGCCCGTAACTGTGTTTACAACAATGATGACACCAGACTTCTCTGCGCTGTTAGCAGGAACAATAAATTTTTGGTTTTTGGATCGCACTTTAGCCAAGCGTGGGTTATGAACCTAGAGATTGCTGCTGCACTGTGTAAACAGTTTGAAGGCTACAGGGCTAAGCCATATTTGTGCCCGGCGGGTATACCTACAATTGGTTACGGCTCTACTTACTACGCAGACAAACGCAAGGTAACTTTAGAAGATTCCCCGATGGATGAACCCACGGCAAAGGCTCTGTTGATGATTGAGCTTGAGCACACGTACCTGCCCGGCGCTTTACGGAACTGCCCCGGTCTGGTTACAGACGTTCGTAAGTGCAATGCGATTGTAGATTTTGTTTACAACTTGGGTATTGGGCGCTTGCAAACCTCTACGTTAAAGAGGAAAATCAATGCCAATGATTGGGAGGGAGCAAAAGAACAATTGATGCTCTGGACTAAAGGTGGCGGTCGGGTACTGCCGGGACTACTTAAACGCCGCACGGTTGAGTGCGCCCTACTGGATTGACTAATGCTCAAGAAATTGACTTTAAAGGCGGGGGTTAACCGTGAAAACACTCGGTACACAAACGAGAACGGTTACTACGTCTCCGATAAAGTTCGGTTTCGTCAGAACACGCCAGAAAAAATAGGCGGCTGGACACGCATCTCGGCCACTTTTTTTTTAGGTGTATGTCGGTCGTTGTGGAACTGGATTACCCTTGGTGGGGCCAACCTGCTGGGTATCGGTACAAATCTGAAGTTCTACATTGAACAAGGTGGAGCGTACAGCGACATCACACCGCTTCGCCAAACCGTAACACTTGGTGCAAACCCATTTACCACCGTAAATTTATCCACAACAGTTACAGTTACTGACTCTACTGGTGGCTGGGTAAACGGGGACTACGTCACCTATAGTGGCGCTACGGCTGTAGGTGGGTTAACTCTTAACGGGGAATACCAGCTTACTTCTATAGGCGTAAGCGCAACTACTTACACAATTCAATCGGCTACAGCGGCAACTTCTTCTGCTACGGGCGGTGGTTCTGCGGTAGTAGCGGCATACCAAATCAACGTTGGCCCCGCAATCTTTGTCCCTATAGTTGGTTGGGGCGCAGGTGGGTGGGGTTTGGGTACGTGGGGTGTTGGAGCTTCTTCGGCTTTCCCAATCCGCCTTTGGAGCCAGATGAACTTTGGTGAAGACTTAATCTTTGGCCCCCGTCAAGGCGCAATTTATTATTGGGTTAGTGCTTCTGGTTTGACTACTCGCGGAGTCCTGTTGTCTAGCACAGGCGGTTCCGTTACGTTTACCAGTGCCAGCCCTACCGTAGTCACTGCGACCACCACATTTACAGACGGCACAACTTTACAGTTTGCAGCCACAAGCTCACTTCCAACAGGCATTTCTGCGGCAACAACTTACTATGTGTCCAATGTCAGTGGCTTAACGTTTAAACTGACCGACAGCGCAGGTACGTTAATTAACACTTCTTCCACAGGCTCTGGCGTTTACATCTCCAAAATTGTGGATGTTCCAACCGTACAGAACTACCTATTGGTGTCTGATGCGTCAAGGTTTGTGTTTGCCTTTGGATGTAATGACTACGGCAGTAGCGTCCAAAACCAAATGTTGTTGCGTTGGTCAGATCAGGAAAACGCAAAGCAGTGGACTCCTGCGGCCACCAATCAAGCAGGCAGTTTGCAGCTTTCACACGGCTCACAGATTATTACTGCCTTGCAGACTCGGCAGGAAATTTTAATCTACACCGATTCATCCTTGTACTCGCTTCAATACGCGGGGCCACCTGTAGTATGGAGTTCTCAGTTATTGGGGGATAATATTTCTATTGCCGGAGAAAATGCTGTAGCTCTTGCTTCTGGTTCAGTTTATTGGATGGGCGTAGACAAGTTCTACAAATACGATGGTCGCGTACAAACACTGCGTTGCGACTTGCTTAAATACGTTTACAACGACATTAACCTTGCTCAAGCCTCTCAATTTTTTGCCAGCACAAACGAAGGTTTCAATGAAATCTGGTTCTTTTATTGTTCAGCCAGTGCAAGCGAAATTGACCGATACGTTATCTTTAACTATACTGAGAACAACGGCGAAGGCGTATGGTATTACGGCAACATGGTTAGAACCGCATGGCTTGACTCCGGCCTGCGTAACTACCCAATAGCTGCAACAGGCATAAACAACATTGTTTACCATGAATTAGGTGTAGACGACAACGCTACAGCCACAACTACTGCAATCAACGCAATCATTGAGACCGCTGAATTTGACATTGATGATGGCGACAGCTTTGGATTTGTGCGCCGTATCTTGCCAGACATTACGTTT